TACAAGTACAGCAACAACAGGAAATGTTTCTGGTGGTGGAGCACAATGTTCTGCAGGTCCAGTTACACTACAGGCTTAATATGACATACACAGAACTTGTTCAAAAAATTAGAGATTATACAGAAGTTGACTCCAACGTATTTACAGCAACGATTGTAAATGGTTTTATATTAGACGCTGAATATAGAATTTTAAGAGAAGTAGATTCTGATAATAATAGAAAATATGCAACTGCAACTATTGTTGCAGGTCAACCTTATGTAAGTACACCATTACTTACAGATCAAACTTTAATTATAAGAGAAGCTCAAATTATTCCATCTGCAGTATATAGTAGTAATTCCATTATAGAGTATAGAGATACTGGCTTTATTAATGAATATAATGCTAGTAATTCAACAGGATTACCTAAATATTTTAGTTATTGGAACGAACAAAATATCGTATTAGCACCAATTCCAGACTTGACATATACCATGCAATTAAATTATATCTTGAAGCCAGCAGGATTATCTGCTAATAATACGACAACATATTTAAGTCAGCAATTTCCCACTGGTTTATTGTATGCATGCCTTGTAGAGGCGTACGGTTTTTTAAAGGGTCCGGCAGATATGATACAATTTTATGAACAAAAGTATCAAAATGTGCTACAAGGATTCTCTATTGAACAAATGGGAAGAAGAAGACGAGATGAATATCAAGAAGGTTCACCTCAGATTCAAAAACAAGGATAACAAATAGGAGATAAAAATATGCCATTTACAGGTAATGCAATTGCAAATACTTTTAAACAACAGCTTTTTTCGGGTGGGCATAACTTTAATACTACAGGTGGAAACACTTTTAGATTAGCTATGTATACATCTGCAGCAACGTTAACTTCAGGCACAACTGTTTACACTTCTACAAGTGAAGTGCAAAGTTCAGGATATACTACTGGTGGTGGAACACTTGTGAATGTAGGACCAGTTGTTTCAAGTGGTGTTGCATTTATAAGTTTTAATGACTTGTCTTTTACAGGAGTTACTTTAACTGCAGCAGGCGCTTTAATTTATAATGAATCAAATTCAAGTGCAGCAGTATGTGTATTAGATTTTAATGGAGACAAAACTGCAACAGCAGGAACTTTTACAGTTCAATTTCCAGCAGCTACAACATCAGCAGCTATTTTAAGAATCTCCGGATAATAGGAGTTCAACATGGCTATTGTTGACGGTTGGGGTAGAGGCGCCTGGGGAGAAGGCGCGTGGAATGAAAACGTTCCAGTTTTAGTTACAGGTCAACAACTTACATGCACACTTAATAGTGTAACTATAGTTGCAACTCAAAACCCTACGGTAGTTGTAACCGGCGAAGAATTAATTAAAACTTTAGAAGGTATTGCTGGGATTGAAGCAGGTGGTAACGTTCAAGTCCCAGTTAATGAACCATTAGAGACCATAGTAGAAGGTACAGTATCTATTAAAATAGATGGTAGTACTTCTTTAACTGGTCAATTATTAACCACAGCTTTAAATTCAGTTACTGCATTAGCTAATGCTAATGTTAATGTAACCGGTCAATTATTAACTGCAAATTTAAATTCAGTTACAGTTTCAGCAAATGCTAATGTAAGTGAAACAGGATTTTTACTTCAATCTAATATTAATTCTGTAAGTGTTATTGTACCTGATGTTTCAGTTGAATTAGATAATACAAATTTAGAACTATTTTTAGAAATTAATGATGTTGACGTTTTTGCAAATGCAAATGTAAATATAACTGGTCAACAACTAAGTGCAAATTTAAATAGTGTTTCTTTAACAGCAACAGCTAATGTAAATGTAACTGGATCTTTAATTCAATCAACACTTGGTGATGTAAACATTGATATAGAATTTTCAACTGTTGCTAATGTTACTGGTCAACAATTAACAGCTTCATTAAATAACGTAAATATAGCTTTAATTTCAAATCCAACAGTTAATGTCACAGGTCAACAATTAACTACTTTATTAAATAGTGTAAATATAGATTTAATTTCAAATCCAACAGTAAATATTACAGGTCAACAAGCAACTATTGCATTAAATAGTGTAACTCCAATAGCTAATGCTGATGTTATTATAACAGGTCAATTATTAACAGTTGAAGAAGGAATAGTAGATCCAGGTCCAGATGTAGCGGTTACAGGTATTGAAATGACAGCTTCCTTAGGTGTAGGTACAGTTGTTACTGGAACTGCTAATATAAATTTAACAGGTCAACAAGCAACTATTGTATTAAATAGTGTAACTCCAATAGCTAATGCTGATGTTGTTGTAACAGGTCAATTATTAACATCGAACATAAACTCAGTTACAGTTTCATTATTAACTCCTGTAAATGTAACAGGACAACAATTAACCACAAATTTAAATAGTGTAACACCAATAGCTAATGCTAATGTTGTTGTAACAGGTAAACAATTAACAGTTGAAGAAGGAATAGTAGATCCTTCTCCTGATGTTGTTGTTACAGGTATTGGAATATCTGCTTCTTTAGCAGTTGGAACCGTAATTATTGGAACAGCTAGTGTAGATGTAGATGGCAAACAATTAAGCTTAAATTTAAATAGTGTAACACCAATAGCTAATGCTAGTGTTTCTGTAACAGGTAATATATTGACTATAGTTCAAAATAGTATTAATAATCAAGTTTGGACAGTGGTTAATACAGGAACTCCTGCAAATTGGACGGAGATTAACACAGCTGCATAAAAACTCTAAAATAAGGAATTAACATGGCATCAATTTTTTCTAGTGATCTTAAATTAGAAATTATGACTACCGGCGAAAACGCTGGACAATGGGGAAATATTACCAATTCAAATTTAATCGTCCTTCAACAAGCAATCGCTGGATATGAATCTATTACATTAAACGCAACCACAGGTGCAACTCTTGTATTTTCAGATGGTGTTGTTTCAAATGGTAAAAATGCAGTTTTAAATTTAGCAGGAACAATTACATCTTCAGTTAACGTAATTGTACCCGATGCAGGTTCTGGAACAGCCCCTGAAAAAGTATACATCTTAAAAAATGCAACTTCAGGTGCTTTTGCGGTTACATTTAAAACAACATCAGGAACGGGTGTTACATTTGCAGCTGCAGATAAAGGACATAAATTAGTTTATTCGAATGGAACAAATATAATAGATGTTCCTCTTGGAGTTCCAGGTGGATCAGATAAACAAATTCAATTTAATAATAATGGTTCATTCGGTGGTATTACCATGGGAACTGCGGGACAAGTTTTACAAACAGATGGAACTACAGCATCTTTTGCAGATCCAGCAGGTGGTGGAACTTCATGGCAAGCTGTTAAAACTGGAAACTTTAATGCAAGCGCAGGTGAGGGATATTTTGTAAATACTTCAAGCGGTGCAATTACAGCGACTCTTCCAGCATCTCCAACTATTGGACAAACTATTAAATTTATTGATTATGCAGGAACATTTGATACAAATAATTTAACTGTTGCAAGAAACGGAAAAAATATTCAAGGTCTTGCTGAAAATTTAACGGTGTCAGTTGAAAGAGCTGCATTTGCTTTAGTGTTTAGTGACAATACTCAAGGTTGGTTATTGGAGAATAAATAATGAGTACATATACTAATATTCAAGGTCAAACAGTTGTTTATAGAACATCTGATCCTTCTCCTTTAATTGAAGGTCAAATTTGGTATAATGGAACAACAAATGTTTTTAAAATTACTAGTAATGGAGTAGCAAAAACTTTAACAACAACAGCAGCATAAGAAAAATATGAAATATAAATATTGCATAGCAGAAAATTGGGGAACAGGATTTATAGAAATACATGAAAGTAAAAATATTGATTTTTTAAATTATCCAGGAAACGTTTGGAGAATCCCTGCAAATAACAAAGAAGCAAATCTTTGGGTAGCAAAAGTAGCAGGAATTTTTAAAACAAAAGAAGAAGCACAAGCCCTTGTTGACGCAGAAGTTATAAAAGCACAAATAGACTGGGATTCTTCTACAGAAGAACTTAAAAGTATTTCACGAAGACCTGAAAATATAGTATTAGAATAACATGTCAACTTATTACGGAACAAAAGGACAAAAAGTACAAGTTCTTACATCTGAACCTATTGTTCAACAAGTAGGACAAATATGGTACAACGATACATCTGATAGAGCACAATATTTTAAACAATATGTTAATGCGTGGGCATCAGGTGGAAACATGAATACAGGAAGAAGCAATTTAACAGGAGCAGGATTACAAACAGCGGGATTAGTTTTTGGAGGAGCTAATCCTACAACAGCAGCAACAGAAGAATATGACGGTTCAGCGTGGACAGTAGGTGGAAATTTAGGTACAGCAAGATATAATATGGGTGGAGCAGGAACGCAAACCGCGGGTTTGGCTTTTGGTGGATTAATACCACCTACACCACCTATTGTAAATACAGCAGCTACAGAAGAATACGACGGATCAGCTTGGACAGCAGGTGGAAATTTAGCTACAGCAAAAAGACGATTAGCGGGAGCAGGAATTCAAACAGCAGGTTTAGCATTCGGTGGTTTTGTAACAGCTAACACAGCAGCAACAGAAGAATATGACGGTTCAGCGTGGACAACAGGTGGATCTTTAGCAAATGCAACATCACAATTAGCAGGAGCTGGAACACAAACAGCGGGATTAGGATTTGGTGGCACTATACCATTAACAGGAACTACAAATATAACTTCAGAATACGACGGATCTTCTTGGACAGCTGGAGGAAATTTGGGAACAGCAAGATATTCTTTATGTGGTTGTGGTACGCAAACATTAGCATTAGCTTTTGGAGCAGTTGATCCTTCTCCTGGTCGAATATCCACAGAAAAATATGATGGAACGAGCTGGTCAACAACAACAAATCTGAATACTATTCGATATGGTTCTGCCGGTGCAGGAACACAAGCATTAGCTTTAGTAGCTGGAGGAGCATTTTCTAATAATCCTTTTACTTCTGAAGAATGGTATGAAAATCAAATAGCAACAGCAACTATAGCACAAACATGAGTGAATATATTAACATACAAGGTCAACAAATTGAAATAAGATCATCGGATCCTTCAAATCCGACTTTAGGACAAATTTGGTACAATAACACATCTAATTTGTTAAAAGGATATGGTCTTCTCGCAGCTTTTTCAACTACAGGATCTTTAGCTACTGCAAGACATAGCTTAGCAGGAGCAGGAACTCAAACGTTAGCATTAGCTATGGGGGGACAAAATCCATCTCCTCCTAGCATTAAAAACGCAACAGAAGAATTTGGAGGATCAACTTGGACAGCAGGTGGAAATTTAACTACAGGAAGAGCTAATTTAGCAGGAGCTGGAACGCAAACATCTGGTTTAGCATTCGGTGGTTGGTTACCAGGTAACGCAGCAGCAACAGAAGAATATGATGGATCTGCTTGGACAGCAGGTGTAAATTTACCTACAGCTACACGTGTTTTAGCAGGTTGTGGAACTCAAACAGCAGGTTTAGGATTTGGTGGTTATACAACAGCAAATACTAATGCTACACAAGAATATGACGGATCAGTTTGGGCAGCAGGTGGAAATTTACCTACAGCAAAATCTTCTTTAGCTGGTTGTGGAACTCAAACAGCCGGTTTGGCATTTGGTGGTTTACCACCATCTTTTTCTGCAACAACTACCTCAGAAGAATACGACGGATCTGCTTGGACAGCAGGTGGAACCATGGGAGCAGGTAGATATAATGGAGCAGGAGCTGGAATTCAAACTTCAGCAGCAGCTTTTGGAGGAGCTCCCCCATCTTTTGGTGCAAGTAGTACTCAATTATATGACGGATCAAGTTGGACAACCTCTGTAACAATGCCTGCAGGAAGAAGACTTCTTGCAGGTGCGGGTGCTTCAAATACAGCAGCATTAATTTTTGGTGGTGCTACTAGTCCATTCGCTAACTTTACAGGAGAAACTTTTAAAATTAATAATTCAGCGGCAGTTATAAAATTTTCTTAACTTTAGAACTTTACATTAAGAAATAAATACTTTATAACTATTTTATGACAGAAAAAAGAAATATAAAAAGTTTAATACAGCAAGAAGAAACTCACTTAAACAATCTACTTGATCCAAACGATCTTAATGCATTCAAAGGAATGGTTGAGGAACTTCGTGATACTTGGACAAAAAAACAAATATTTCGAACAGAAACAGAAGCTAGAATTTCAGTATTACAAGATGCAAAGTATCCAACAATATCTTCTAAATACTGGCAATGTGTTAGAGAACAAAACGTATTTTTAGAAAACTTAATGTCATTATCTTTTGATTATAGACGTAATAATGCAAAGATTAAATGGTTAGAAAAGAAATTAGAAAATGAAACAGATGAATATAAATTAGAATGTTATAAAATTGATTTAGATGAAAAAATCTATTCAAAAGCTAATATGGAATTAGTTGCAAGAGATAGAATGAGAGAAATTAATATGTGGTCTAATTTGAAAAAAGAATTTGATGATGGTTCATTTGACACTAAAAATGTTAATACTCATCAATTAGAATCATATCATCAAATTATGAAAAACAAAGCTGAAACATTAACATCTGGATCTTCTCAACCAGAAGTATTTAATGTTCTTGGACAATTACAAACTATTGAAAGGGTTAAGAAAGAATTAGGATTACTTAAATATGATGAGAAAAAATCAATACCTACATTTGGAAAACCAAACAGTTAAAGAATTATTTTTTTTAATCGCATTACCAAGATCAGGTAATACTCTATTTGGTTCTTTGATGAATCAAAACCCAGATATCGCTGTAACACCTAATTCTATTACATTAGAAATAATGAAAGATTTGTTTTTACTTAAAAAAACAGATGTTTTTAAAAATTATCCAGATCATAAATCATTAGATAACGTATTAGATAGTGTATTTGATACTTATTATAAAGACTGGCCGCAGCGCTATATTATAGACAGAGGTCCTGTAATGACACCTGGTAATTTTATGTTAATACAGAAGCATTTTAAAAGACCTTTTAAATGTATTATTATTTTAAGAGATTTATTAGATGTTCTTGCATCTTATGTTAAATGGTTTGAAAAAGAACCAACAAGCTTTGTTCATAAATATGGTAAAAAAAATATGGAAGAAAAACTATGGATGTTAATGAATAAAGATGGTGCTATTGCAAAAGATTTAGAAGCTATAAAAAATTCTTATAACTATCCGGATATATGTCATTATTTAAAATATGATGATTTAGTAAATAATACAGAAATTGAAATAAACAAAATATATGACTTTTTAAAAATACCTAAATTTAATCATAACTTTAAATCCTTGAATCAATTTAAAATAAATGGTATGAGTTACGACGATACAGTAGTTGGAAATAAAATGCATACTATTAGAGAAGAGATTAGAAAGGAAAATAATCCTTACAGATCACAATTGCCTAAAAGCATTGTTGATGCATATGGACATATAAAATTTTAATGAAAATATTAATATTTGGATTACCTGGATCTGGTAAAACTACATTTGCTAAAAAATTAATAGAAGGTAAAAAAATACCACATTTTAATGCTGATGATATTAGAAAGTTATTTGAAGATTGGGATTTTACAGAGAATGGCAGAAAGCGACAAGCTAATCGTATGATGACTATGTGTGATCTTACGGTTAATCATGTTGTTGTAGATTTTGTTTGTCCATTTGAATCTTATAGATCTTTCTATGATATGAAGATTTGGATGAATACAATTGATAAAGGAAGATTTGAAGATACTAATAAAGTATTTGAAAAACCTAAAAAAGTAGATTTTGAAATAACTGATTTTAATTATGATAACATAATAAAGGAGATACATGGACTATTCTAAACCAACAGCGCAAATGCTTGGAAGATGGCAACCATTCCATGATGGTCATTTAGCTTTATTTAAAGAGATATTAAAGAAGACTGGACAAGTTTGTATTATGGTTAGAGATCAAGTTACTACAAAAGATAATCCATTCATATTTGATGAAATTAAACAACGAATCGAGGAAAAATTACAAGACTATAAAGGTAAATTTGAAGTTATAAAAGTTCCTAATATTACAAACATTTGTTATGGTAGAGGTGTTGGTTATAAGATTGAAGAAATTGTATTACCTTTGGAAATACAAGCTATCTCTGCTACTAAAATTAGAAAAGAAATGGGATTATGAAATTTAATTTCACATTTTTAGGTCAGTGTGTCATGCGTTACGAAACGCCTTTAGATATATTTCATGCAATCAATTCAATATACGAGCAAAGATTTCAACAACTATTTCCTGCTAATAAACAATTAGTTGGTAAGATAAAGAACGAACATTCATTATTTTATGATGGAGAAGATACATCTAAAATGCAAAGACATGACCATTTACCACTCAATGTTAAACAATGGTTCATGGAAATGTTTAAACATTATTTAGAATTTAATCATATTAGAAAATATCAAACACATCTTAATTCAATATGGGTAAATGAAATGAAAGCTCACGAATATAATCCATGTCATATACATCAAGGCAATTTGTTTACAGGACTGTCTTCAGTTATGATTTTAAAATTACCAAATACATATGGAGTAGAATATTCTGCAGAACAAGCTCCACAAAATGGAAGATTACAAATATTAGGATCTTCATCTGGTCAGTTTGCAAAAGTAGATTATCAACCACCAATGGAACTACGAGATTTTTATGTTTTTCCATATGATATGAGACATTGTGTTTATCCATTTAATGGAACAAATGACACAAGAAGAACACTTGCTGCAAATTGCGATGTTCTTTATGACCCAATATCAAACAGAGGAGCACAATGATAATAACAGAACCACGTTGGAAGTCGTTGATTGTAGAAACAACAACTCCATTATTTACACCAGAACAATGTCAATTAATTATAAATGCAGGACGATCTGAACCACAAGAGAATGGTCAAGTAGGTGGTGGACAAGGTGGTGTTGTAGATACGAAGGTTAGAACTTCACATATTAGTTGGATACCATTTAATAAAATGCCTAAAATGTATAAGACTATTGAAAGAGTAATGAAACAAACGAATGGTAATCATTTTGGATTTGAAGGAATGCAAATAACAGAGCCTGCTCAATACACAGAATATCCAGCAGGTGGATTTTATGATTGGCATATAGATTCAGATATTAATTGTACAAATGAACCACCAGTTCGTAAAATATCTATGACATGTTTATTATCGCATGAATCAGAATTTGAAGGTGGTGGACTTGAACTCATGTCAGATGGAAAGATTGCAAGACCTAAACAAGGACAAGCTATTTTCTTTGCATCTTTTATTAGACATCGTGTAATACCAATAACTAAAGGTACAAGAAAATCACTTGTTATGTGGTTTGGAGGAACTCCATTTAAATGAACAGAGAATTATATTTTGCAACACCTATTTATATTAAAGATGCAGGTACACAAGAATTTAATACACAGTTAGAACAAAACATTATTAATTGGTCTAAACAAGATAAAGGTGTTTTAAAAACTAATGTAAAAGGTTGGCATAGTACAACAGATATGCATACTAAACCCGAATATAAAATGTTAGTTGATTTATTATATGAAGCACAAGCATTTATTTACAAAGATGAATTATTAGACAATGAACCATATCTTGGAAACATGTGGGCCAATATCAATTCACCTGGTGGATATAATAGACCACATACTCATCCTAATTCATTATGGTCTGGAGTGTATTATGTTAAAGCTTCTAATAATAGTGGGCATTTAAAAATAGAAGATCCTAGACCTTGTAGTTTAATATCTAGACCAAGACGTAAACAAGGAGATTTACAAAAACATTTATGGAATGAAGTAAATTTTGAACCGATAGCAGGAAGACTTATAATGTTTCCTTCATGGCTCAATCATTCTGTTGAAATAAATCAATCTAATGATATAAGAATATCTGTATCTTTTAATTTTTTACAGAGAGGAATGTTTGTATGAGTTTCGCCCAGAATAAATATCAAGTAATTAAAAAAGCAGTTCCGTATGAACTTGCAAACTTTGTATTTAACTATTTTTTACTAAAAAGAGATGCTGTTAATTATATGTATAGTAATAACATAATTGCTGAAAACGATTTATTTGGAACATGGAAAGATCAACAAGTTCCAAATGTTTATTCACACTATGCTGACTTTGTTATGGAAACATTATTAATGAAAGTTATGCCTATTATGAAAGAAAAAACTAATTTAGATTTAATACCTACTTATTCGTACGCGCGCGTGTATGAGAAAGGTTCTATTTTAAAAAGACATAAAGATAGACCCTCATGTGAGATATCTACAACATTAAATTTAGGCGGCGATCCATGGCCAATTTTTATAGATCCAACAGGAAGTAATAATGTAATAGATGAATATAAAAATATTATGAAACCTAATGCACCTGCTGGAATAAAAGTGGATCTAGAACCAGGAGATATGTTAGTATATTCTGGTTGTGAATTAGAGCATTGGCGAGAAAAATTTACAGGGAATATTTGTGCGCAAGTTTTCTTGCATTATAACCATGTAAATGGACAGTTTGCAGATTCCAATTTATATGATAAAAGACCTTTATTAGGAATACCACCTTTAAGATAATAGTGTAAATCAACATATTTAGTGGTATAGAGATATTTTATGCCATTACAGAAAATACAATTTAAACCTGGATTTAATAAATCTCAAACAGCGACCGGTGCAGAAGGTCAATGGATTGATGGAGATAATGTTAGATTTAGATATGGAGAACCTCAAAAAATAGGTGGTTTTGTACAATTAGTAAATAATACATTATCTGGTCCTGCAAGAGATCAGCTTACTTGGACTGCATTAGACGGTAAAAAATACGGAGCAATTGGAACATCTAAATTATTAATTATTTATTACGAAGGAGAGTTTTTTGATATTACTCCTCTTGATACAGCATTAACTTCTTGTACTTATACGTCTACAACTGGATCATCAACTGTTACTATTAATAAATTAAATCATGGATTAGAAACTGGAGAATATATTAAATTTTCTTCTGTAACAACTCCAGGATCTCCTACTACAAGTTATACTTCAGCAAATTTTACAGATAACATTTTTGAAATTCAATCAATTGTAAACGTTAATTCTTTTACAATTAAAATGCCAAGTAATGAAACAGGAACAGGAGTTACAGCAGGTGGAACAATTACAACTAATCCTTATATCACAGTAGGACCTACTACACAAAGTTCTGCTTTTGGATGGGGAACAGGTTATTGGGGTGGAACAATTCCAGGTTCTACTTCAAATCAATTAAATGGAGGAATTAATAGTTCTGTTACAACTATTACAGTGAATTCAACAACAGGATTTCCAACTACTGGAACAATAAATATTGGAACTGAATTAATTACTTACACAGCTAAAACCGGAACAGATTTTACCGGCTGTGTTAGAGGAGTTAATGGTACAACAGCAGCCTCACATTTAAATAATGCAATTGTACTTGATGCTTCAAGTTGGATTAATTGGGGATTACAATCAAATACTGCTTCTACTACACTTGCTCCTGGATCATGGTCACTTCATAATTTTGGTCAAATACTTGTTGCTACAATTAAAAACGGTAAAACTTTTACTTGGGATCCTTCTGCAGTATCTGCTCTTACAACAAGAGCTACAGTTGTTGCAAATGCTCCAACAGCTTCTGTTATGACAATTGTATCAGATAGAGATAGACATTTATTTGCACTTGGAACGGAGACAACAATTGGAACTCCCTCCACACAAGATCCAATGTTTATAAGATTTTCTAATCAAGAAGATATTAATACTTGGAATCCAACGGTAACAAATACTGCAGGTACATTTAGACTAGATACGGGAAACGAGATTATAGGAGCTGTACAAGGTAAAGATTATATTCTTGTATTAACGGATCAAGCTGCATACGTTGTTCAATTTGTAGGTCCTCCTTTTACATTTTCAGTTAGACAAGTAGGAACAAATTGTGGATGTATTGGTCAACATGCAATGGTCTATGCACAAGGTGCAGTATTTTGGATGGGTTTTGGTGGAGGTTTTTTTGTTTATGATGGTACAGTTAAACAAATACCTTCTCTTGTTGAAGATTTTGTATTTAGTAATAATGAAAGTGCTTTAGGAATTAATTATGGTGCAAATCAAATTGTTATTGGATACCATAATTCTTTATTTAATGAAGTAGGTTGGTTTTATCCAAAAAATAATCCTACACCTTCAAATCAAGTAGATAGAAACGTTATTTATAACTATGTTGAAAATACATGGGTAGTTGGATCTTTAGCTAGAACAACATACAACAGTTCTGGAACTTTTGCTTTACCTTACGCAACTCAATTTAATCCTACAGGAACTCCTACTTTTCCAACTATAAATGGAGTTACAAACTTATTTGGTTCTACCAAATATTGGGAACATGAAAGTGGAACAAATGAAGTAGATGCAAATGGTAATAAAATCGCATTAACTTCTTTTATCAAATCTGGAGATTATGATATATCGGAACAAGGTTTGGGTGGGGATGGTCAGCTTATTATGCGTGTTAAAAGATTTATACCAGATTTTAAAAACTTAGAAGGCAATGCAAAAATAACTTTATTCTTTAGAGATTATCCAGCAAATACTGACTCAACCCCTTCTAACATACCTCCTACGATTACAGGACCCTTTACAATTACATCATCTACTGATAAAGTAGATACAAGAGTTAGAGGAAGACAAGTGAGTTTAAAAATTGAAAATGATGCAATAGATGAAACTTGGAGATATGGAACTTTAAGATTAGATATTGAAGCAGGAGGAAGAAGATAATGGCAAAAATAACAGCATACATACCAGAACCTAAAAATGAATATGATCCTTCAAATCAAAGACAAATATTAGAATCTTTAAATACAATAAAAGATCAATTAAACTTTTCTTTTCAAAAAGATCTAAAAGATGAGTTAGAAGCGTTTTGTTGGTTTTTATTTAGCGGACCAGGAAATTAATGGCTATATTTTATAAAAATCAAGGTTATGATTTAACCACAACTAATTTAACAACGGTGTTAAATATTAACACTTCAACCGTTGCTATTATAAAAGAAATATCGGTGGCTAATGATGATAATTCTGCACATAAAGTAGATTATTTTTTTTATGATTATTCAACTTCAACTTCTTATAAATTTTATCATACCAATGTAACTGCAAATTCTCATGATAATGCAGTTCACAATGCTTTAGTATTAGAAGAAGGAGATTATTTACAATTTCAAGCTGCAACCGCTAATGTTATATCTGGACAAATTTCATATGCATTATTAACTAGAACAGGAGAAAATGGATAATTTACCTAAAATAGAATGTCAGACAGTAGAAATTATTAAAAGTAAGAAAACTGGAAAGACTTATAATAATATGGAAGACTTCTTAAAAGAAAACAAAATAGAAGATTTGCAAAAAGATTTATCTATTACAATTACAAATAAAGGATTAGAACTATTTGAAAAAGTGATGAAACAAAAATGAATCCAAGAGGTGGTACAGAATTACAGGTAGAATTATTAGAAAGATTTGTAGATAAAAGTCTTTTAGATCAGGTGCAAATTACAACATCGGTGCCGGAAAAAATACCTTTACATCCAACTAAACCCAACATTCTTTGGCAACAAAACTCTTATGATCAAGGCAATCTAGCTCCTTGGTTTAAAGATAAAGAAAATCATAAAAAATATGATTGGTATGTATTTAATTCTCATTGGTGTTATGAAAAATTTAGAATGGTATTTGGTATTCCAACAGATAGATGTTTAGTTATTAAAAACGCAATTGATAAGATTGAAGCTAGAAATTTAGATTATAATAAAGGAGATCCAATTAAATTAATATATACTTCAACGCCGTGGCGAGGATTAAATGTTCTTCTTGCTGCAATGCAACTTATTAAAAATCCATTAATTCATTTAGATGTTTATTCATCAACTCAAGTATACGGAGATAATTTTAAATCTAAAAATGATGATCAATTTTTAGG